ATGTTGGCGGTGTTAATACAAATGGTTCTCATGGTCTACATATAGGTTGGAACAAATCTAATGGTAGTCGTGAGATCAATATGATATTTGATGGCGGTACTGCTCAGGCTGATACTGAGATGATTTTTACCAGTACAGATGGCACTACCTATACAGATATATTCCAAATAAATGGTGCTGTTGGAACAGGTGTAGATATTAAAAGTGGCGGTCTAAGAATAGGCACAACGACTGTAATAGACGGGGCAAGGAATATAGAAGCAGAAGAACTAACTAAAGTTACTAAAAGAGGTTCTGCAAAAAGATACCCTCTTGGTCATTACGCTACTGGTGATACTGTATTTGAAATAGACCCAACATGGTCAACTTCTGAATTACAAGACTTTTTTGAGGGCAGTTCGCAAGTTGCATGGACTACAGACTCTACTGCTCCTGGTGGTTACTGTATAAGAATAACTGGTGGTTTTAGCCCACTTACTATGTCAGGAAGGTATATACCAGTAGACCAAGATGATATTTTTTATATGGAATGTTACATAAAAAATGTTGGTACTGACCAAAGACATTACATGGGTTCAAGAGACTGGAATTCAAGTTTTACCAGTTTAGGAGGAAATCCAGGCAGTTACGGATATTGGGTCATGTCTAATTTCAATCCAACTACTACCTGGACTAAAGTATCGGGGTATATAACTGGTTTTGGTAATTCTGTTGGACAGTTTGAAACAGGTACTAAGTATTGGACACCACTAGCTTTATTTAACTATGGAGCAGGTACAGGGACTAGAGCATGTGATATATCAGGTTGGAAAGTAATTAGAGTAAATCATGCAGGTAATAGAACCTTTACAGGTAATACGACTTTTAGTGCACCTGTTACCTCAGACTATATAACAGCAGATCACGGAATTTCTGCAACTGGTGTATGGATAAACAACAACCAACCCGCTACAAATGATGCTGTTTTTAGTGGTTATGGAATTATAGGTAATAGAGGTAATTTTTATATTACAAATGGTGGTGGTACTGTAGAAATAGGAAATGGTAGTGTCCACAACGCTAGTCCTAGTGCAACTTTTAGCACTACCAATGTAAATCTTGGTGGTAGTCGTTCACTAAAAATGAATGGACAAACAGTCTTAGATGCTTCAAGGAATCTTACAGTAGGAACTATTACTTCAAGCGCAGTTCAAACATTTACTAAGTCTGTTTATGGTTCTGAAAACAGCGAAAACTATTACAGAATTAAATTACAAGAACAAGGTGGTGTTCATAATGATGTTGGTATAGGACAAACTACAAGCGGAAATATGGGCTTTAATGTTACAGCAGGACAGTCCTTTATATTTAATAATGGTACTTCAGGTCATGTAGCACATATAAATTCAACTGGTGTTGATGCAAAGGTAGGTGGGTTTATAATAAATGGAACGACTGTTATTGATTCTGCACGTCGTTTTTATGTTAGCAGTATTCAGCAAAATACTGCTATTAGTTTTCTAAATGGTACAAACGGAACTACTGGCTCAGGTGCACAAGGTATTAATGTTCGTGATATCTATGTTGGGACAACTTATGCAAATAGAACAGGAACAGCAGGAACAGTAGATGCTATAGGAGGATATAAGGTTGCAGGTTACGAAGTAATTAGCTCTGCAAGAAATACCGATTTTGTTGGATTACAAGGTCAATATATTGGCGTAAACAACACCTCAAACTCTACAAAGAACGGAATTAGTCTTTATGGTGGTTCAGGTCAGGGAAGTAACCCAACATACGGAATTATGTTTACTGGTACAGGAGGTTCAGGAACGCATGGCTCTGTTACAGGAGATTGGGCTACCTACTTCACTATGAACAGTTCAGCTAATAGGGGTTGGATATTTAGAAACCAAACAGCAGGTAATGTAGCATCAATATCCAATACAGGTAATGCGAAATTTGATGGGACTATCAATTCAGGAACTATCTCTGTTAGCGGAACTGCTACAGTTGGAGCATTAGACATTCCTTCTAATGGTACAAACGATACTAGAATAGAAATTGGTACTAGTACATTAGCTAGTCATAACGCCTATATAGATTTAGTTGGGGATACCACTTATACAGATTATGGTCTTAGATTAATTAGATTTAATAGCGGTGCTAATACTAATTCACAAATTGCACATAGAGGTACAGGCAGTCTATTTATTGAATCTCAAGATGCAGGAAGTGTCATACTTAAAACAAATGGCTCAGATGGATTAATTATTAATTCTTCTCAAAACGCTACTTTCTCAGGAACTATATCTTCAGGTGCAATCACAACACCATCAATAAATAATACAGCTACAGTAACAGTTAATAGTACAGGAGCAGGTGCAACATTAACTGTCAATAGAGTATCGGGACAACCTAACATTAAAGCAGGTACAGATGATTCAGGTTATCTAATTATGGATTCAAGTGGTGGAAATGCCGCTTTAAACTGGTATACATCAAATAATGTTGTTCTTGCTCAAGGTGGTGGAAATGTAGGTATTTCAGATACTACGCCCACACAAAAATTAGATGTAAATGGAAATATTGGTATAAGTGGTGTTGAGGTGATTTCGTCATCAAGAAACCTAATTAACATACCATCATTAAATGTAAATCATTCTTCTAATTTAAGTGGAACGCAAGTTTACATTAAAAAACTAGATGCAAGTACAAACTTACAAAGATGGGGTGAAGGAACAAGCGGTGCATCTACATATAGATTTAGAATAGATCAAAACTTTAAATTTATTGCAAATAGTGGTTCAGGAGATAAGTTTACATTATTTTCAGATACAGGTAATGTAATAACTAGTGGAACTATATCTTCAGGGTCAATCACTTCTTCAGGAAATCTATTACTAGACTCAGCTAGTGCAGAGATCAATTTAAAATCAGGTATAGGCACTGAATCAGGTGCTATTAACTGGACGTTTAATACTACAGGAACAGACTATGCTTCTATAAAACTTCCTTATGATACTAGAGCAACTAAAGGTCTATGGATTGACTCAGGCTATCCAATAACAGTAGATGCGAGTACTAGAATAGATTTTGATATTAGTGGTTCAACCAAAATGGTCATGGATACTAGTGGCTTAAATGTAACAGGAGCTATGTCTTCAGGGGCAATCACAAGTACGGGTACAACCTCACTATCATCAGGTAAGGTTATAATTGACACCTTGCCAAGAGGGTTAGCGCTTAATTATGCAGATTCTTCAGGTTGGGTTTTAAATACAAGCGGTGTAACGCAGACAGGTTACTATGGTGGTAATTTTACCCCAAATGGTAGTACAGCAGAAAATCAAGTTATTCATGGCACATTACCCGATGGAACTAGAGGGTTAATTTGGAATACACCATCTAACGATACTGCTTCAAATGGAGATGGCGGTTGGAATAAAACTATAACTGGTATAACAGATAATAATTCATATATGTCTGTAGTTTATGTAAGAAGAAATGGGACATCAACAAGTGGAACTTTCTATCATGGGTGTAATGGCGGTCATACTTTAAATTTAAACGGAACTGCAAATACTAATCCATACTTTGGCCCGCTTACGATATCTAATTTCCCACAAGATGTTTGGTTAATATCTATTGGATTTATTAGAGCTAATTCTGAAACTAGCACTACTAATAGCGGTATAGGTGGTCTTTATAGATGTGATACAGGTGAAAAAATTCATTCTTATAACGACTTTAAAATGAAAAGTGGCTCTACAATACAACAACACAGAACCTATCTTTATTATTCAACACAAATTGCCGCTTCATTATCATGGGCTAAACCTTTGTTTTATGCTATTGATGGTACAGAGCCAACACTTAACTCTCTTATAAAGAAATCAAGTACAGCTAGTTCACCGCAAGGCACCCTGTCGCCTTTTGATGCTACTAATAACCAATTTACTTTTTTAATTAACCTTTCACATTTAGACGGCCTGGTCACTGGTTCACAAACAGCAACTATAGATTTTGATACAGGCGAGCTTGAGATCAATTCTCAAGGCGAGCTAAACATTAAGGCAAATAGTATTGAGGCCGATAAAATTGCGTCCAACACAATTACCGCTAACGAGATTGCCACAAATACAATTACGGCCAGTGAAATAGCAACTGGCACTATTACAGCTACACAAATAGCAGGTTCAACTATTACCGGTGATAAAATTAATGTTGATACTTTAAATGTAAAAAGCTTTGACAACGTAAGTTCAACTATAGTTAGTCATGTGACGGCCGGCACAAAGTTTCCTTTAGCAAGAGAGGGTCAAGCATACGTTCAGAGATCAGGTACATATGTAGGAAGTAATGCATCATTTGTAGGCATAACAATAACGCAAGTAAGAGACAATGCGGGTTACGTTGCTATTTTCTCAGGTGTTCTTGGTAATGTTAGTGGTGGTAGGGTTCAATATTCATTAAATAATTCAACCTGGATAAATGCTAACGGTAATACGAATATTTATTGGAACGCCGGAACATATAGAGGTTATACCTACGTTTATACCGGGCAAATAACAACTCTAAGTGCTTCACAATCTACTGTTTACTGGCGAGTCTATTTCTCAGGCCTTTACAACCATACACAACTTTCACTAAACGTAATGATGGACAACACTAGATAAAATGAACACTTTTACAATATACAATACAGAAACAGGCGAAATTTTATACTCTACAACTACAGAGGCCACAATTGACGAGCTAGGCATCCAGGATGGCGAGGCAATTCTTGAAGGGTGCTATCAAACAAATGAGCACAAAATTATAAATGGCAAAGCTGTTGCATTAGATTTAGATTTTTGGGATATGGTTCGTAGTGAGAGAGATCTTCTTTTATATGCTTGCGACTGGACTCAGTTAGCAGATGTAGTTATGACTGCAAAGCAGAAAAAAGCCTGGTCAAAATACAGACAAGATTTAAGAGATCTTCCAAAAAATCAATCTGATAAATTAACATATGAGGACATAGACTTTCCGCCCTCCCCTTAATTTAAGTTACATTGTTGGAATTATAGGGCTTTAATTATTATTATATATAAAACACAAAAGGTACTAATGAAATGACTATAGAAGTAAAAAAAAGCATACAAAGAGTTGAAGTCTATCCTGGAATAGAAGGAGAAGGCGGTACAGAGGATCCTACATTAATGGTAGTTTTAACAATTGAAACAGACGATCCGGACGACAGCGACTTGCCTGTTACAGCTACCGACGTTAAACATTTTCAAAACGGAGACGATATTAGTTCAATGCCACAACTAGTATTAGATATAGCAAGTGGTATATGGAGTAACACAGACGATGAGTAAAAACGAAAAAGATGCAAGAATTGAAGACCTAGAGGAGCAAGTTGCAAAGCTTGAAAAATTAGCTAATCACTATATGAGCAAAGCAAATCAAATGGAAAATCAATTAGTTTTGTCGCAAGAGCAAGAGCCTCTAAATGAAGCTCCTGAAAATGCCTAGACAAACAATAGCGGAGGTAAGTGCGACACTTAAGGAGCACTTAGCCCGTTGTGAAGAACAAAACAAAACTCTATTCAACACCATTGAAGAGTTAAAGGAAGACATAGACAACATTAATCGCAAGTTAGACTCAATGTTTATTGGTGTTACCGGGTTCCTGGCTACAACAATAATAGCTCTATGCGTAACAATATTGCAGATCATCTAAATGTTAGGCGTTTTAAAAATCCTAGGATCCTGGGGTACTACCTGGCTTAATAACAAAGTACAACTGAGCCAAACAAAAGCCCAGGTACAACAAGAAATTTTATTAAAACAAGCACAGTCTAATTCAGATTGGGAAAAGGTCATGGCACACAATATGGGTTCTTCTTGGAAGGACGAGTATATTTTGATCTTATGGTCTATTCCAATGGTGCTTTGTTTTATACCGGGTCTTGTAAATTATGTTTACGATGGATTTAGAGCCCTGGAACAGACCCCGGAATGGTATCGAATTGCCTGGGGCGTTATTATTTCAGCCTCATTTGGCTATAGGACTATAAATGGACTACTTAACAAAAGATGAGCATAAGCTTTTAAGATCCTCTATACAGCGTAGCGAAGGCCTCTCACTTACAATCTACAATTGCAAAAGCAATAAAATTAGTTGTGGCTACGGCCGTAATTTAACAGACAACGGCATATCGCAAGATGAGGCCGAATACATGTTAGATAATGATATAAAAATGGCCTTAGAGGAGTGTGTAGAGCTCTACAATGATTTTTGGGACTTACCTTATAACGTTAAGCATGTGTTAATTGACATGATGTTTAACGGCGGTCGAAACATGATGCTCTCATTTAAAAAATTTAATGCATGTCTTGAAGATGACGACTTTGAAGGCATGGCCAGGGAGCTAAAAGATTCCAGGTACTATCATCAAGTCGGCCGTAGATCTAAAGAAAATTATGATCTATTAATGGAAGCTTATAAAAGTGGCTGAAAAGTCAAAAAAGAACAAGCCATACTTAAATCAAAGAATAGGCTTGATTGGAGAGCTGTTAGTTCAAAAGGTAGCCGTGCAATATGTCGATTTTTGTTTTCGCACTTGTACCGGACACCCGGCCGACTTGATAATAGATCACCAAAACAAACTGTATCGCGTCCAGGTAAAGACAAGACATAAATCATTAACAAACGGTAAACAACAATATTGTTTTGAATACGGATCTCGTAGTAAGGTTGAAGCACACAACACCTACCCTATAGAGATCTATGCTTTTTGTTTTATGCCCGAAGGCGACGTTGAATTTAAGGCCTATAACTCAGACTCATTTACAAACTATATAACTGAAGGAAAACATCTTAATAAAAACACGGGGGCTGAAAGCTTGCAAAATGCTTTTGCGGATCTAAACAAAACTCCTGAGATCAATATTAGTGATTATATCCAATAAATCTTTTACATTAACTAAGAACTCTCATAGTTCGTAATCAATCTCCATTGTATAAAAGGACGGGGGCGTACATAACGCCCCCTACTTTTGTTAGCACCCTCCAAGTGCCGGTTGTTAAACTTATTTTTTGTCGTTGATTATTAGTGCAACTCCATAAAGACAAAAGGCCATAAACATTAAAATTAGGAACAATTGAAACTCAATCATTTTTCTTTCTCTCATATTGTTCGACTTTTGCACAAAATAATTTATCTTTTGTCTCTTTGGCCATCTCTTCAAGCCAGGCCAATTGTTCTTCATACCTGGCTATTTTTTTGTTTAGGTCTTTACTCATTTTCTACTCCTGGCAATTGCCATGTCTTGGTTAAACCATTCTTTTATTATGTAAATAGACAATTGCAGATCGTTAAGATCTGTATTGTTATAAACAATATCTATATCACTAACGCCTAGTTGTTGATCTGTATGCAAATCAATTAAAGGGTCAGTTGTTTTAAACGTGAAATCACGATCGTAATAAGTCCATACGAGAGGCTTACTTTTAGCTAATTTTTTCATGTTTAAATTCTTCAATCCATCTAAAGCATGTAACGTGAGATATAGTCTCTACATGTCTTAGCTCTATTAGTTTTTCTTGTAGTTTTCTGCTGTTATTTAAGCCGTTGTTATATAGTCTTTGTGCGACTTGCTTAGCTCTTGTATTGCCGTTATATGCCTTCTTCATCATTTAGCCTTTTTAGTTGTAAAGAGTTAAGCCTGATTGTTCTCTCGGGCTTAGCTTCTTGATTAATTATTTTTTCTTTTTGTGCCTTATATGTTCTAAAAGGCCAGTTAACTTTCCAAGTGTTAGTAAAGCCGGATTCAGCATTACCCAATTGAATTTTTAAAACCCTCTCAATATCATCTATTGAGGCCTGGACGTTTTGTTTAATATTTTTTAAAGACGCTAATTGTTCAATTATTTCGTCAGTATCTTCAGCAAGAATGCGACTCTCTATCTCTTTTTTTGCAAAAGCTGTATTACATTCAATACTGTTGTACGGGTCAGGGGGATTGTTATTTGCAAGACGATCTTCAAAATCCAAAACTGATTCTGACAAAGTTTTTTTAAATGATGCGTCTTTTCTAAATACCCAAATCCACATCATCGTCCCTTTTACAATTGCAATCATTCCCCACCGACAGTCCGGGACACATTCCATTTGTGAAAAGAGCTGTAATTTATATTGCTCCGGACATTCATTAGCACAATATTTGCCGGTTATCTTTGTTTCAATAATGCCTATACCGTCTAAAAAGAGATCCTCGCCACCTGTTTTGATTATCTCGCCCTCTTCTACCGTTAGTTTTTCAGCTCTACACATGCCGTCTAAAGATACTGAAAAAGGTAACGTGGCGTGCTTATATGCAGTTGTGAAGCCTGTTCTAACATCAACGACAGGTATATATCTTGGTATTAATTCCATTATGACCGGCGTTTCAAAAGCAGTGCCGATCCTAACGTGTATATTGTCGACGCCAGGGTTAGGAATACCGTTCCTGGCGTTGTAACAATAGTTGTAAACATCCAGGGGCGTTGCAAAAGCGTTAACTCCACACCACCCCGGGAACATAGATCCTGACAAATGCCTATCGTCAGTGACCTTACCTTCGGCCGACACTACAACTGCCTCGCAAGTTCTTCCATCTCGTCGCGAACAATAAATTTTTCACCGTTGGTGAACGTGAGTTGTGTTTGGCCGTCCCATTTAGTAAGATGTTTTACGTCTTTTGCATTTCTCTCCTGAGAAAGCAGTTTGCCTACTTCAAAGAATATAATCTTTTTAGGCAGTCTAGTTTTATATTTTTCCTCCCAAACTGTATTTTTTGTATTAAACGTTTTATATATTATGCGAAGTCTACTATCTAAGTCTTGGTCTTGATTCTTATAAAATCCCATATTATCAGCCTCCTTTTAGCTTGATTATGTTTATATATATTATTGTAAAGTGCATTAGTGTTTTACCTATTTTGCACCCTTGTAAGAAGAACCCAAGGACTCAGGTTCTGCATACATTTTCACATTGCGTGATTCTTTTGATATCTTACGTCTTGAACGCGTCAACTTATCCCATACGGGCTTTTTCATTTTATGTATTAAATACAATTCGTCAGCGAGCTCTGTAAGAATTGAGGAGGAAAGCATGATATGTTCTTCTTTGCACATTGGTAAAGTCAACCTTACACATCTCCCCTTGTTAATTTCTATTATTTGTTTAATTGGATCTAACTTTTCCATACTCTTTTTATTATTAGTCTTATAAATATAATGATATGTTTTTTTATTGTCCATATTTATTACCCTCAACAGTTACCGTTAATGATTGAGGGTTTTTATCCTTTTTACATTCAGCATAGCCATAAAACTTAGAGAAAAAGTCTTTAAATTTTTGATGGTAACCAGTATTTACTGTCAGATCCGGTGAATACCCAGGGTGCATATGAGTGCTATTTTTCTTCATAAAGTTTTTAGCGTCATCGCCTAACATTACTTCATATATCGGGGCAATCTCAAATAGTGTTTTTAATGTCCTGGAAGCGTTAACTGTCATAGTTTTTTTCAAAAGCCTAGTTGGATATAAATTAAAAATTCTTTTATCGTTAGGATTATGACGTTTAACTATTAAGTCGTTATTTATCATATACACAACTTTTGATCTAATTGTTGTTTCAGTACAATTTAAAATAAAGCTTAAATCTGACATAGTTACAAGTTCATTATTAAGGTTTCTTAGATACACATAACGTCCTATTATGCCAACTACATGATCTATAACTACATTGTTAAGTTTTTCGTGTGCGTGTATATCTAGCTCTAACCTTAACTGCAACTCGTTTACGAAATTATTAAAATTTTGTTTTCTATTCATTGTTTAAATCTCCTAAACGCATTTCAATATTCCTAACAGTAGTAGCGTGCCATTTGCCACCCCTACTAGTCTGTATGCCTCTTTTATTTAATCTTGTGGCAATATCATCATAAGAAGCAAAGCCAAGCCCTCTAAGATCTTTTATCTGCTTATGTATTGATATAGCGAATTCGTCAGCCTTGGCCTTTATAGTTTGAACGCCCTTTTTGTTTCCAGGCTTCCAGTCAGGAGCCCCCAACTTAACGCCCTCTTTTTTCAGCTTAGCAAGTTTTCTTTTTGTTGAGATAGATATATCTTTTCTCATTTCCTCAGAGATCATAGATAACAAATGCAAGTCAACCTCTTGCGTGCCCTTAAGGTCGCAAGCATAGGTCTTAACATTGACCTCTAGCATCATGTCTAAAAAGACCACGTTATAAGCCAGGTTACCCATAATAGGAATGACTAAACTTGCGTGTTCCCTTTTGCACTTCGCCAGGGCTCTATATAACTCGGGTTTGTAATATCGCCTTTTTTTATTTACTTCGTGAAAGCTTGCGATGATTTTGTAGTTACCGCCCCAAAAGGTTTTATTTAAAGCGTCTTCCTGGCGTTCTATTTCTTTGCCGTGGTAGTAAGCTACAAACTTACCCGTTGGCCTTTTTTTATTTGTCAATATTTCTTATACATCCCATAAACATATCCCTCCGTTTTGTTTATATATAAGAATATATAAAATTGTAACAGTTAGGTCAAGTTTTAAGAGTCGTTATTAATTCTGAAATATTCGCGAATTACATATTTTCTTACAAAGGATATTAAAGTAAATACCAGGGTTTGTGTAAATGCAGTTGTAGTAACTGAAAAGCTAAGAAAGGTTGTTATAGATAGGACTACAAGGCCTACAGGGAATGAAAGCATAAATCCTATACCAACATCTGATAAAGCCTCTTCTAACGATTTAGCATTAATTTTATATGTTACTTTTCTAGCCATTTGCATTCTATATGTTTTATATTACTTTATATATAAACTAATTGGAGTTCAATAAAAGTAACATGGAGACAGTCAAACGAGGAAAATTATGTGCCGTTTGGATCCGGGAAGACATACACAACAAGTTGATTGATAAATCTGAAAACAAAGGCGTACACCTTTACAGATTAGCTGAAAAATATATTGAGAAAGGTTTGAAGGATGACAAGAACGACTAACCTCCCCTCCTCTTTGTATGACAATCCTTGTATAGGTGAATGCAGAGCAACAATGGGAGCTCTTGATCTTAACAATAGATGTCATTGCGGTAGATCTGAAATAGTTATAAGAGATTGGAATAAATTGTCTCGGCCAAGAAAAGCACAAATTGTTATGGGTGCCTGGAACAGCAAAGGTAAATATATGCCAAGACAAAAACTAGAATTTTTAGAAGACAAAACAGGTCGTGACTTTTATGAGTTGCGAAGTGCCTGGTTAAAGTTTCGAGGCCTTAATGAATAAGGCCGAAGAAAGAGAAATTGCAATGGAATACTTAACGAACAATGCATTTGTTTCGTTTTGTAGATTTATGCACGCTGAATGTTTGCATGAACGTAGCCAAAACAATGACTCAAGGAGCTTGGAGTTTTACCAATATTATATGGACAACTTTGAGTATTTATTAAATGAATATAAAAACAATGTGAGGAAAGAAAGATGAGTTTTAAAGATGTAGATGACGCACCAAAAGGAGATCCAATGTATCTCAGACATGATAACAAAGAAGGTACAGGCTTTATGTGTGGCAAAAAAGAAGTCGAGGTTAATTATAGTGACATTAACTTTGTAGCTGATTTTCCGGTGGCCAAAATAGGTTGGGGAAAGTTTGCCGGGGGCACTTATTACAAAGAATGGCAAGAAGATATTAAAACGCCACACCCGGAAGAAAGCAGATTAAAAGCGGAAGGATATAAAAGAGCTTTTTCTTTATATCTATACAGCACTGATAAAGGCTTGAAGTTATGGGAAAGAGACTCGGCGATGGAATGGTCGGGCTTTTTGGCAATTGCTAAAGCCTGGGAAAGCGATGCAGGTAATAGAGGAGACAAAATACCTGTTATTGGATACGAAGGAGCTGAGGGCGTTGAGACAGCCAATGGTAAGTATTATAAGCCCGTCTTTAAGATAAAAGATTGGGTTGATAGACCAACAGATTTTGTCATACCTGATTTAAACACAACGGCTACACCGGACGACAGTGACAGTGTATTTGATGAGGATTCAATACCGTTTTAACAGTTTGGGGCGTTGGGAGATAGCGAATATTCATATATTAAAACCTCCCGTTAGTTATTTCTTGACGCCCCTTTTATAAGGATAAATATGAAATCAGTTATTAACGAGGACTGGGGCAACTTACTGCTCCAAGAGGTTAAAAGACTAAAGGGAGAACCAAAAAGCCAGGCCGGTAATTCATACCGTTGGGGAACCAACAAAGGATTTTCGGTAGATTCAGAAAAAGGATTATGGCAAGACTTTTCAACAGGTGACGGCGGTTGTTATAAAGATTTTTTAAAGATCTACAAAGACACAACTATTAGTCAATATCATTATGGAAACAACACTTTAAAAGTCAGATACCAAAACGGTAACGGCAAGGACTTTCGGTTCTTTAAAAAGGATGATGCAGGAAAGCTGACATTTGGCCAGGGCGATACAATGTTAATGCCCTACAACTTTGACAAGGTTAATGAACGCCAAGAGGTCATAATTTGTGAGGGTGAGAAAACAGTTGATGCAATGCAACCTCTATGCTCCGTGCCCGTCTTAACGGGTGGAGGAGCTAAGGATATTAAGAACAGAGATTGGAAGTGTATATATGGCAGACAGGTTATGTTGTGTCGTGACAACGATGCTCCTGGGCTTGAATGGGAAAAGGATCTTTGCGAGCTGTTAACTTATGAATATAATTGCATTGTTTTGCTTGCAGAGATTCCAGGTAACTGGGGTGAGAAAGATGACTTTGCTGACTGGCGACATGAATACCAAGAACAAGATGCTTTTTATAACTGGTGTTTACACAACAACAAGCCAATGTCCCCTCCCCTGGAATTTGCTACATTTGATAAAATAAACACCACCCAATATAAAGAGCCTGAATGGTTAATTGAAAACTTTTTATCAGACGGCGACCAGGCTATCTTTTATGCAAAAGCCGGACACGGCAAGTCATTATTTACTGGTGCTCTAATATCTAATCTATGTAGCGGTCATAACTTTGCAGGCTTCAACGTGCCTAAGTCTAAAAAGTGTTTGTTAGTTGATGGTGAGATGTCATTACCTGAATTGCAAAAACGTTACAGAGGCTATTTCAAGACCATTAAAGATCCTAGGATGGATAATTTAATATTGATGTCAGTCTTTTTTGAAGACAATCCTGTAAGTAATCTAAGCCTTCCTGAGAACAGGCAAAAGCTAATCAAGGCCATTATGTACCATAAACCCGAAGTTGTTGTCCTGGATAATTACTTCACGTTGTGGTCGCCTTCAGATCATAACAACGCTGAGTGTTGGCAAGACGAGGTCATGGATCTTTTGTTGTTTTTACGAAAACGAGGTATTGCAGTCATTGTTATAGATCATTCAAATAAGGGTCAATCACTGTTTGGGTCTTCAGTAAAAGTAGTAACTATGGATCTTGTTTTAAGGGGCGAACAATCAGAAAAAGAAGAGGACTTATATACCTGGCACTTTGAAAAAGCCAGGAAGCTTAACAGCGAGAATAGAAATAGTTTTGAGCTCAGGTTAAACGATACAGAGGGTTTATCGTTTTCAAGAAATGAAAAGATAAAGCCAACATATAGATTGCGAGAACTGTTTGACCAGGATGTGTCTATCAGAGAAGCCGAGACAACAATGAAAGACGAGTATCCATATGAAAAAGGTTTTAGCAAAAGTAGTGTTGAAAGGTTTTTTAATCAATGGACAAAGGAAGAAAAGAAAGATGTTTATTTTTAGGAGTACCAAGTGTCCCAATTCCCCCCTTTTAGTTAGGGGGAATATGGGACAGCAATACATGTTGGGACACCAAGTTTTAGATCTCTTGAAACCATTGCTTTTAAAGGAAAACATCTGTCCCAAACTTTGGGACACCTTGGGACAGCAAAACAGCCTGGGACAGTATATTGATGATTTGGGACAGCTATGAGAGATGAATACATAAAACATCTTATAGAAATCAAAGGTGAGATCGAAAGAACCTGGGGGTTAAAAAGACTTCTTACCCTGGTATCAGACAACCTAAGAGATAAGTTTGTTAAAGCAGAAGACACATTTGCTAGAAACAGAAGCAAGGTTGACGGAGTAGCATCAAGAAAACTCTATGAGTCCATGATTAGAGGATATCTTGCTTTAATACAGGAAGCTGAAGACTTAGGCTTTGAACCCGTAGAACCTGAAACCTGGATTATCAAACACCCTAACAATAAAGAATCTATTGTAATCGTAAGAGATCCGGATTTAGCAAGCAGAGTCCATCATAAATATAAAAAAGAAGCACAAACAAAAGTTATACACATTAACAATTTGCTGAGTTGTGTTGATTGGTCTTTGGTAGATTTTACCCTGGATCTTTCAAAGACAGTCGGTGACATAACCATCAAGGAGGTCAAGTTTCACTAATGCCAATTAAATTTAAAAAATCAACAAAAACATTTAACAGACAGACAGGCAAAACATCTGTTGAACATTACTACATGAGATCAACGCCATTAGCGGATCTGTATAAATATATCAAAGATGCAAACGGAACGCCCAGGCTAAAACAGAAGGTCAGAAATGAAATTGCCAGGAGGTTTAAACAAAATGATTAAGTGGTTAATCGCTTTTATAGAAAAACAAGTAGAGAAATCTCTTAATAAGAATGAAGCCAAAATGTTTAAAAAAGCCCAAAAAGAACAAAAACAGAAGAAATGGACACACTGAGATCGCTTCTATTGATTTTTATTGACCAGGGTAATACCTCAGCATAGGCAAAAAAGTACACATATGAACGGAAAAGGATCAAGAAGAAGAAAAGAGAACAAAGCCTTAGTTGATAAGAACTGGGATATTGCGTTTGGTAGGAAGGGAAACAAAGACTCTAGGCTATTAAAAGCCTGGGGTCGCCTGTTGTATATGTTAGGGATTAAATAACATTAATTTAATAATATAAAAGAAAAAGGAATTTTATGAGTAATGTATTGGATGGTATGAGGCTTGATGTTGATACTAATATTAACAAAGTTTTAAAACAATTTAGACACTTTGATCTCGATCAAAGAGATGAAGCCCTGGCAAAAGGATTAATTGATGTTGGTTATTTAGCAAGATTTCATACGTCAGAAGATATGAAAAAGCATCTGCATCGCCCAACTAAATACACGATGTATTCACTGTTGGTGCAAACAGGTAATGGCTATGAGCCATTGGCTAAGAGTCATTGGAAGAAGCTTAGAGGCAATGACTACAATGTTTTTTTAAGATGGAGAGATAGATCTGATACGGGCAAAGGCAATAAGACGCCACCGGCTGAGTATCTACATACACTGGTCGAGGGTGGACAAAGAAACCTTAAAGCCGGGGAAAGACAATTAAGACAGACAATTCTTAAGTCAGGTCAGTATGCAATACCAGGCCGAGCATTCTTGGACAGTGACGGCAACATACAGCGTGGAGTTATGAATGAGATCCTCAGAGATACCAGGACGCAAGCTACCGCCGGCTATGATTCTTTAGGATCTAAGACAAGAAGACAAAGAAGAACAACAAGAGCACAAATAAAAAAGAATTATGGCGTCAAAGAGTTTGTTTATATGAAACCTAAAGGCGGTGCCAAGAGAGAGGGAGTATACGAAAGACATCGAAGCATTGATGGTGATACACAACTAAGACCCGCTTTGCTGTTTACTAATGACGTGCCGAACTATAAGAAAGCAACCTATCCTTTTTATAAGTTGACGACCAAGTGGGTAGACAGACGAGCTGAAAAGATACTGCTCAAGAGCTTTTTGAGGCTTGATAAGTAGTGAAATCAAACGGGCTAGGTTCTTCTGAGCTATATCGCTATGTGCGGTATTCGAAC